CTGATACTGCTGGGTCTGTAACAGCTTTAGGTACACCAAATGCTTGTGAAACTACACCAACGATCTGTTGTACTACGAAGATTTCCCATAGCTGTTTAATGATCTCCTTAGCCATGTTTCTAAAGGCGTCCTTAACAGTCATAGTGCCTTCAACCATAGCTGTGAAGCCATCAGCAACACTCTGACCAATGTTTTCCATAAGGGCCTTACGGTCTTCCTCTAACTGGTGTAGTTCCTTTACAGCTTCCATCTGACGAAGTGTAGCCTCAAGTTCTTTAGCTTGTGTCTCCGTGATTACACCTGCGTACTCATCCTTGATGTTGAGGAGTTCCTCTTGGATGTCACGCTCAACACCAAACAGACCAATGAGTTCACGCTGAACTTCTAGCTCTTGCTCTTTATTATTTAGGTACGCAGCTAGTTTCTTAGCTGGGTCTTGTCCACTGGAACCACTTGACTTTTTAGCAGCAGCCTCCGCTAACTTACGAAGCCTCTCACGCTCATTAGCCTCTGTGGTAGCCAACTGTGCAGCAATGTTATTAGTGTTTATCTCATCAGCAGTTGGACCAGCAGACATACCACGTCCACGACCAACACTTTGGTCTCTTAAGAGTTTCGCATGAGCGTCTTGTGCAACTGCATAAGCAGCCCCAGCAGCAGAGAACAGTCTGTCGCGTAATGTAAGAGCCTTATCTGCCAACTCTGACATCTTAGTATTAGCGGCATCTAACCCAGAGGCAAATATACCACTGAGTATCTCAGCACTCTCACGAGTATTATACTCAAGTCTTGCAGACTCTTCTTGTACCCTCTTAAGTGCCTCTCCGTGAGCCACGGTAAGTTCATTCTGTCTTACTTGCAGATCAATCTGACGTGCATAACTATCTATGTCTTGTTGCAACTCAAGTGAGCGTACTGCCCGTGAATCTTCACCAAACTTCGCTATTTTTACCTGTAAATCCAAGAAGTCAACCTGAGATTGATACTCCTCCTGAAAATTAGCCTGCATATCCTCTGATTGCTTTTGGCGAAGGGTAGCTAACCTCTTCCTTGCGTCTTCAAGCTTCTGTATTGCCTCTTCTTCCGCACCTTCTGGGTCTGTGAAAAGACCAGTTAAAAAGTTTACAGCCGCACCTTCTGGTGTATTAGCTATGTTTTCTCGTGCGAGTCTAAACCTCTCTAATTGATCTGTTGCATCAGACAAGGCAGACTCTGCATCTTTTATACTATCTAGGCTTAATAGTTCATCTACAGTAATACCTGCCTGAGCAGCCTTCCTAGTGGTTATCCAGTCTTGTAATGTAGAGTCAAGAGACCCGATAGACTTCTCTAGTCTTACTACAGACTTAGATACCTCATCGTTGGCTTTACGAGTTCTCATCCAAGCAGCACCAAGGGCTGTGGCAAGGGGGATAATAATACCAAGGGAGGCAATCAGAAGTCCAACAGAAATTGTTAGGCCCATAATACCAACACTACCAGCTAAGGTAGCAGCAGGGAGCATATAAAGTACGCCTACAAGCTGTGTAGCCTGCTGACCGAAAGCTACCATAGGGTTAGTGCCACCCTGAATTTGCACCAAGAAGTCGCCAACCTGATAACCAGTCTGTTGCATAGCTACGCCAGCACGACTCATGTGTCGTGTACCCCTCTGTGAGCTATCGCCTAGTCGATCCAGTCCTCTACGGTATTCCTCATCAGTAATAATACCCTGCCTACGAGCTTGGTTAAGACGCATCTGTGCAGCCCTAAGCGCCACTTGTGCAGCGTAACCCTCACGGAACTCCATACGCAGTCTGCGGTTAGCATCTGCTGTAGACCTAGCGGCAGCGGCAGCGGCCCTTTCCACAGCAATCATACGCTGGTTTTCTGCATTAGCTTGGCGTCTAGCATTGGCATAATCTCTTACAGCCTTAGCTTCAGCCCTAGCAGCAGCAGTAGCCCTAGCACTAGCCCTTTCCGCAGCCCTAATTTGAGCAGCATACTTACGAAGTTCAGCTTCAGATTTACCTGACGCTTGTGCAAGTTGTAAGAGACCTTTGTAGTATTGACGTTGAGACAGGCTACCACTTTTGAACCTGTCTGACAGGAGCTTGACGTTACTTTCTAGTGTCTTAGTGTTTTTTACAGCACTTGTGACGCCATTCTGTTTTACATCAATAACAAGACTAATATCAGCCATTTGTGGTCCTCATATAGACTGCATCCAAGTGCTTCAAGAGTTCTACTTCCCTTGGGGCTAATGGAGTTTCAGTCAATTCCTTATAATCTCTAATTTCTGTGTAGGTTATCGGGTTAGGTCCACTAAAGCCTTGGCCTCGTGTGTTGTTTAAAGCACAAAAGGCAGTCCAGACATTTGCTAAAACATTGGGAAACTCTGTCGGGGCTTCCAATTCTTTTAACTTACGTCCAGTCTGCCTTTCTACCTGCTCTAGGTGTTCTCTTTTTGTAGTTCCGTCAGCATCAGGTTTATTGAGTTTGAACTGGTGTTCAGCCCACTCAAGTAAATCCTCTGCTAGTCCTGAGTAAAAACTTCAGCTTCAGCTACAGCCTCCTCAAGTTGATCCTTAATCCAGAATACCTCACTGTAGAGGTTCTTAGCTGCATCAACTGTAAACTTAGGTTGCTCACCACCAAAAGTGATATTCCAATCTTTAGTGGTCTTGGCAAGCATAGCAATGGTAGCAGCTTCGAGTTCTTCTGCTGTGATTGCATTAGCGTTACGACCACCCTTTTGCATCTGCTTAAGACGCATGTTGGTTTGCTCGTGTACAGCGCCCTTGTACTCCTTAGAGTGTGGTGCATATACTGTAATGGTCATATCTGTACCATCGTCATTCTGTAGCACTTCATAAGTAGCAGGGTGCTTGATAGTGACTTCAATGGTTTCAGTCGTAGGGATTAGGTTCTTCAGGTCCATGTCGGGATTTCCTTTAAGGTATAAAAAGTGCCGGGTTAGTATTACTTGGGGAGACTCAAGTACCCGACACACTCAAGCCTCCCCTTACCTCTTGCGAGGATTACGTAGTATCAGGACGGTTGATGTAGAAGTTGGTAGCTTCTGTAGCATCATAGAGGGCTACAAATGGCAGAGTGATAACACGGCTACCTGTGCCACCGTCTACTGGTACATCAGCACCGTTGATCTTGATACGAGGGAAGCCAAATGTGTATTCATTGGCTGCTGTAGGGTCATTTACACTTACGATCAGTTCGCTTTCGACTTCATCAATAAAGCGGTTGATAAGGGCGGCATCCTCAAAGTAAGCAGTGAATGTACCTTCTACTGAAGCCATACCATACTCAAGCTGTGGAGTAGAGTCATCACCAATAACAAAGGTAGGAGCCAAAGCGTTATCAAGTGTGAAGTCTAGGCCAGTGACAATAGCTACGACAGAAGCAGACGCTACGTTACCAATGCTCAGGTCTCCTGAGTAAGCATCAAAAGGTTGGTTAGCAGAAGCGGCATCAACAGTCTTGCCTGTACCTGAGATGGTCATGTCCTTACCTACCATAGAGAAGGTAGTAGTAACCATTTGGTTAGGTGCTAGGGATACTGCCATAGAGCTTACAGCTTGGCCTGTGAACAGACGGAACTGTGTAATATCGTTAGCTGCGTCTTCGATAGAGAAGTACTTAGGTGTAGTACCTACTTTGAGTACGTCAGCACCAACAGGGGTGTTATCCCATACGTTGAACATAGCACTCTCAAGGAAGCTATCAAAGTCGCCATCACGAAGGTCAACTACAATGTCACCTGCTGACTGACGGTTACCATGACGGTCTACACGCAACATACGGTCAGGTTGGATTTCATTACCTGCTACACGATCTTTAGTGAGGTTCAGGCTGTGGGTGTTGTAAGGTAGTGCTGTAAAGTTACCTGCTGGCGTTGTGCCAAAGGTGCTTTCTACGATGTAGCTTAAGCCGCTACGACTATTCTGGGCAAATGCCATTTAGGGTCTCTCCATTAGTTGTATATTTGATACCCGATACGAACAGGGACCATAAAGTGTGCGCCTTCTGGAACACCTAAGTCTCTCTCTGCATAACGAATGTGGATGTTAGTTCCAGAGAGGCTAATATCTGTTGTAGCCTCAAAAGCATCTATAATCTTGTCTGCCAATTCATCAGCAGCACTAGGGCCTAGACCTTCAGGTACAAAGCACTCGATTAGGTAGTAGCCTTGATAGTACATCTGAGGGTTTAGACCTCGTACAGCAGGCTCTCTTAGTGTCGGGATCATACGGCATTTAACGTAAGGTTCGTCTGTTGTAGGCGTGAAGGTTACATTCTCCCAAGCTACGTCTGGTAGGTCTACGATTGCATTTAATGCAGTCTCGAAGGTAGCCCTAATCTCTGTGTATATAGAAGCCATTATCTATTCTTATCCTTAGCTCTGCCGAATATCTGGTAGACACCTTCGATGTGCTTGGCGTGTGGTGCGCGGTTCCTAAACTGGACAGACTTCAATGTAGATAAATCAAGAGACTCGATATCAGAAGCCATGATAGTTAATGCCACACCACGGTATTCAGAAACGCTCTGC